ACTTCCCGATATGCCTTATGGTCCTGACAAAATTAACGAAGTGGTGGACGCATTCAATGCGTTAGAGCCCGGAGAAGATATTATCCACGGTAATGATATTGAAATTAAGGAATTACAAGGTACTCAGCGGGCTTTCGAATATGGAAAATATACAGATGATATATTAGATAAGATACACATGGCATTGAAAGTGCCTAAGACCATGTGGACAGACCCTGACAAGGCACGCCCTATTTTTGAACCCTATGTTAGATATCTACAAACTATGGTAGAAGCCGCTTTGAATGCTCAGCTAATGCCACAGTTAGAAGATGGCGAAGCACGATTTAAGTTCAGGCAAATTAATGTAGAGGACGCTTTCACTAAAGCAAAGACAGATATGATATATCTATCAGAAGGAGTATTATCACCCGGAGAAGTTAGAGAAGAGCGCGGTCTGGACCCTGAGGGAGTAGTTGAATTAGACATGCTCAAAGACGTAGCTGTAAAAAAGGCAGGACAGAATGATAAGAATGCTAACATCAGTGGCGGAAAGAATGAAGATAAAAAAGAAGAAAGTGCACGAGCACAAAACAGAGGAAATAAACCCTCAGCAAACTTAACAGGAGATAGAGCATGACCTATAAAAAATGTGTGGCAAGCGTAAGTGCCACTCTAAAAGAACGTGATTTTGAAAATCATGATGAATTAGCCGAAAACATGTGTACACTGTGGGCTGATGAAAATGGCTACGAGAGACAATTTGGAAGAACTTTAGATGAAGGAGATAAAAGACGTACCTTCGCTATATCTATAGGAGACCCTGAGAATTTATTGTCAGAGGAAAGTGGAGACAGAGAAATTATAAACTTTCCAGTGATAGCTATTACAGCGGGCCCGCATGAATATGATGATGATGAGGCTGAAGTTAAACAGAAGGTTTATATAGAACCTACTATACTTAAAGATAATATAGAAGCTTTTAAAGAGCTCCCTATTTATTATAACCATCAGAGAACGCCTGAGGATTTAATCGGCATGGCTACTGAACCTGAGGTGGTTGAGATGGAAAATGGAAAGTTAGGAATTAAAATGAATGCTGCCGTGTCCAATAAAAATGAACGCGGTAAAGAAGTAATGGAAAAAGTTAAGCAGGGTGATATCACTCACGTTAGCATTGATTGGTTATCCAACGATGTTGATGTGATGGGTGACACTTATGCTACAAATATACGACCCACAGAGGTAAGTTTCATCGACAATACGGCGATGGACCCCGTATGCAAGGAATGTACAATCGAAACGAAATGTGATTCACACACCGAGGACAATCATCACGATTGCGGTTGTGGTGGGAAAGACGGAAAGTGTGAATGTGAACAAGAGGTTATAAACATGGCTGAAGAAGTAAAAGATAAATCCGAAGCCGAGAATATTGTCGAACGCGAGTTCGCTTCTCTTCGTTCAAAGTTAGAAGAGGCAAACGCTTCGCAAAAGGAACTCCAGAATCAGTATGAGGAAGCTCTCAAGTTAATTGAGACTTTCAAAACAGCTGAGGAAGAGAGGGCCCTAGCGGAAGCAGAATCGAGAAAGGTAGCGTCAATAGAAGCTATCATCTCGAAAGAATTGCTCTTTGGAACTTTGGATGAGGTTAAGAAGGACACTCGTGTCGAGGAACTCTCTGCATGGGATGAATTAAAGCTGACTGGGTTCAGCGAAGCTCTTGCTGCAATGCCCGAGCCTGCATCAGAAGAACAAAGAACTTTCGGAAAGGGTAAATCCAACGAAGGGGACGCTGTTCCTGAGACAGAGCGCGAGTTTGCAGTTAAGATAGAAAACGGGCTAGTTAAACTAGACCCAAGCAAGTTAAAAGGTGATTAAACATGGCAACAGAAATTTTAGTAAATGATGGTGGAGCGCCAGCGCGTATCTTACCATTTACCGCAGGAGAAGCTATTTCAGCTGGGGAAGTTTTAAAGGCTTCTACAGCTGCTGATAATACTTGTCTCTTAGCGACGATAGCAACAGCGCCTGTACTTGGGGTTGCATTCACGGATGCAGCATCAGGTGAGATGTGTAGCGTTATATCTGGAAGAGGTGTAATTCTAAATATCCAATGTACAGCAGAAACAGCAGGAATAAACTTGATGGTTGATGGAACAGCTGGACAACTCGATGAGTGGTCTGACTCGCCGTTATCCAACCAAGTTGTAGCGACAACCCTAGAGGACACATCCGGCGATGGTTCTGGATTACATAGGTGTATGCTATTCTAAGGAGATGAACTATGGTTACAGAAACTCCCGGTATACTAACTAGCCTGAACACGGGTGCAGTCAACGGTGGTGTTGGTGAGCGCGTTCTTATTGATTATAAAGACGCAATTATGGATTACAAGGTCACAGACCTTCCAGCTCTCCAGTTTTTCACCGCTCCGATGACTACCGATACAGGCGGTAATATTGATATTACAATGGCAAGACCTAGCATGAAGCTAGAACAGATAGAAGAGGGTAATACTCCTAAGTATCAACACACTAAACTACGTTCTGAGCGCATTAGCGTTCTGGAATGGGGTATAGCTGTTGGAGTTACTCGCAGAATGATTGAGGATTCACGATTCAACGAAGTTGAGATGGCTTTGAACGAGTCACGCAGAGCTGTAGAGCGCCACATGACGGAACACGTCGTGAAGGTTGTCTTTGGAGCAGCAGCTGCTGACACTACGTTCAACACTATCGCAATTACGGAGAATACAACTGAGACCGCAATTACGACTTTCGCAACCAACCTTTATGGTGGGTTCTTTGGAAGTGGTATGGTAGCGGCTGATATTGACAGTGGTTCTTCAAGATTGAATTCATACGGTAATGAATCAAGCACTCGTTTGATTCGTGACATGTATGTTCGGTCTGCGGGCGATTCAGCAGGAGACTTAGCTCTCTCGGATATTACAAACGGTATTGACCGTATAGCAACTCATGGATACAATGCTTCGCATATATTCATTTCCCCAGCGCACTACAAGTCGTTACTCGACTTGGGTGACTTTGTAACTGCTTTTACAGCAGCACAGGGTGCAGCTGGAGGAGCAGCTAATCCAACGACAGCAGCGATGATGCCCGGTTCTCCGGTCGCAGGAACTGTGTCTAGTGGAGTAGTGGGTAGTCTTTACGGTTTAACAGTCGTAGTCAATGCATACGTTCCTTCATCAAGGTTCGGTATTTTTGACTTGAGTGTGAAACCTGCGGTTTACGTTGAAAGGCGACCATTGACTGTAGAAGAGGCAAACCCCGGTTTCGGGATTGTCGGTTCTTACATGTCGATGAGATACGGATTGAAGGTCATAAGACCTGAAATTGGTTGCATTTTCATTAACGGCGCTTCAGGTTAGAACGGTTAAATAAGGTACGGGGTGAACCTTAATCACCCCAAACGCTCTTCTTTATTAGTTCGAAGAAGGTATAAATTATGGCTAAAAATACTCAAATTCTTAAATCAACTACCACCTATGGAACAACCAAGGGGTTCGTAGATGCAAGAGTAGCTATTTATACTGTCCCCCTCGACTCTAATAATTTTTTATCTCCCAAAACTACATGTGTAGATGATATTGGTGATGATAACAATCAATGGAGATATGGATTTTTTTGTAATGGTTTTAAGATTAGCGGAAGCCTTGTTGTTAATCCCGGTAATAATTTCTTATGGGCTTCTGGTAGTGCTCTCTTTTGGGGGGCTACTGAATTAGGTACTCCTCATTCAGGAGGACCAACAGGTGCTACTGGACCGACTGGTGCTACTGGACCGACAGGACCTGTAGGAGTATCAGGTGCAACAGGAATTGTAGGAGTTTCAGGAGCTACTGGAATTGTAGGAGTTTCAGGTGCTACTGGACCGACAGGACCTGTAGGAGTATCAGGTGCTACTGGAGTTGTAGGAGTTTCAGGAGCTACCGGACCAACAGGACCTGTAGGAGTTTCAGGAGCTACAGGAGTTGTGGGTGTTAGTGGTGCAACAGGAATTGTAGGAGTTTCAGGAGCTACTGGAATTGTAGGAGTTTCAGGTGCAACAGGTGCACAGGGAGTTGTAGGAGTTTCAGGAGCCACAGGAGTTGTAGGTGTTTCAGGAGCTACGGGCGCACAGGGACCTGTAGGTGTTTCAGGAGCTACAGGAGTTGTGGGTGTTAGTGGTGCAACTGGAATTGTAGGAGTCTCAGGAGCTACAGGAATTGTAGGAGTCTCAGGAGCAACAGGTGTACAGGGAGTTGTAGGAGTTTCAGGGGCTACAGGAGCTGTAGGTGTCACAGGAATTACTGGATATAGAGGAGGAACAGCATATGAGTTTGTCGTAGAGGTAGACGACAGCGACCCCGGTGCCGGAAAATTTAAGTTTGATAATGCTACCTTTGCTTCTGTTTCTAAAATATATATAGACGACGATGATAAAGATGGTACGGACCAACAGGATTGGTACGCTACTTGGGATGATAGTTCCGACAGCGTTAAAGGAACAATAATACTACAGTCTGCGGATGGTTCTGATACTTCGTATGCTTCTCTAGAAGTTACAGCGGTTTCTGATTCATCGGGTTACTGGGAAATTACAGTTGACCCTGTATCAGCTTCTTCAGCAGGTGTACCCTTTGCTGACAATGAGAGGTGTACTCTAGAATTTAATAGAACAGGGGATAAGGGCGCAACTGGTAATACTGGACCTGTAGGACCAAACGGACCTACTGGACCTGTAGGTGTCACAGGTGCAACTGGAATTGTAGGTGTCACAGGTGCAACTGGAATTGTAGGAGTCTCAGGAGCTACAGGAATTGTAGGAGTCTCAGGAGCAACAGGTGTACAGGGAGTTGTAGGAGTTTCAGGGGCTACAGGAGCTGTTGGACCAAACGGACCTCCCGGACCGATAGGACCTGTAGGAGCTACTGGAGCTGGTGGACCTGATGGACCTACAGGTGCTACTGGACCAACAGGACCAAACGGACCTCCCGGACCTACTGGACCTCCCGGACCAACTGGACCTCAAGGAGTTGTAGGTGTTTCAGGAGCTACAGGAGTTGTGGGTGTTAGTGGTGCAACTGGAATTGTAGGAGTCTCAGGAGCTACAGGAATTGTAGGTGTTTCAGGAGCTACAGGAATTACTGGATATAGAGGAGGAACAGCATATGAGTTTGTCGTAGAGGTAGACGACAGCGACCCCGGTGCCGGAAAATTTAAGTTTGATAATGCTACCTTTGCTTC